GAGGTGTAGATCGAAGACTCGGTAACACCGCCAGGCTGAAGAGCCAGGTCGTCGCGCTCGGGAGCGGCATCGGGAACAATCCAGCACACTTCGCAAATTGCGAGGGCTTTGTTGCTACCAGCCAACGAGTTAGCGGCAGCACGAGGATCGTAGATACCCGAAGCTTGAGTCAAACCTGAAGCTACAACACCACCGCGGTTGGCAGTAGTGAACAGTTTCCAGGTAGTGGCAGCAGTCAGGACAGACAAGCTGCTGGAGTTAATTTGGTTTGTAGACCTGTAGCTACCATTCGCAATTCGCGAATTGGAACCAACAAGAGTCACACCAAATTGACCGGACACCACGGTGCCATCGGACCTCAGACCTGTATTCACAGCGGGAATCAGAGTCAGGTTAGGAGTAGCGCTGCCACCGGCAACACCACTACTAACAACATCGCCACCGTCAACACGGAGAGATGTGCGGTACACGAAAGCGCCAGAAGGAACCTCAATACCATCGGTAATATCCGCCCGGACATCCTTTTGGAAGTCAGGAGAAGGAATAATAACGTTGGCGTTCAGGAAAGGCTGGTTAGCACCGTTCTGACCGGAACCGTAAGGTTGGGTGTAGTAAGACAGTTGGTTAGAAGTACCAAGAGCTTGGTAGCTAAGGTCTACATAACCAATTGCTTGCTGGGCAATAAAACCAGGCTGGAAAACAACACCAACAGGACCGCCAATGGGTTGGTTGGTGAGGTTTTGAGAAACGCCATTGGCGTTGTTGTACTGAATGGTCTTTTCTTCGTGCCAGTAACGAAGAACATTCGTGTAGTTACCAGGATAAATCTTGGCAACTTGAATCTGGTTAGGATTGACAGTCATTGTTAGTTACCTCCCTCAAGCGTCGAAAGAGTAGGCAACAGTAACGAAGTCAGCGTTCAGAAGTTCGAAACCTGCGTACAGGCTCCAAATCATCATGATGAAACGGCTGAAATCGTCGTTGTTGTTTAACAACACCTGAGCGTTGTTACCGCCGATACCCACACCAACGGACTGAGGACCAAAGAACATACCGATTGCAGCGTTATACGCAGCAGCGGTACTTGCAATGGTTGCTTGTTGGGTTTGGGTAGGCATGTTGGTGGATTCGAAGAAGCGAACGCCTTCGAAAACAAAGCCCGTAGGCATGATCGGTTCGCCAGCCACGAAGGTGGCTTGACCGAAGCCCTGACCCATGTACAGAGCAGCGTTAGGCTGCATTGCCGACATGAGGGGGTTGATCTGACCGTTACCGGGGTAACGAGCAACTTCACGGAAGTCGCTGTTCTGACGCAGGTGCATCAGGAAGGTCGGATCACAAACGCAACGATAGAAACCGTCCTGGTAGGTCGGAGTGTTGCGCTTACGCAGGGACTTGACCACGCGGAGGAGGTCGTCCTTAATGTCGAACTTAGCTTGCTCGGCGTTGGTATAGCTGAGGCTACCGGTGGCGAGATCGCCAGGGAAGTAGTAACCACCTTGGGTATCCGAAGATTGACCCTTAGAGACAGCTTTCAGGAGTTCGTTAATGAACACCCGATCGCGCCAACGACGATAGTCATCCAGCAGAGTCAGCGAACCGATCGACTGGTGGAAAGTGGTGAGGTTACCAGTGTCCAGCAGAAGACGCTGCGCGGTGATCAGAGTCTCGCGAGCAATCTTGAAGGTGCTGGGCTGGGTGGGATCGGACGGGTCCGCAGGACCGGTGTACTCACGAAGAGTAACCAGCACTTTATCCTTGACAATATTCCGACTGTTAGCAGTACCGATGGTCTGCTCAGCAGTGCGTTCCCGAGATTCTTTGGAGCCGGGGTTACCGAAGAAACGGTAACGATCCAACTGAACCGTCTGGCCGGGTTGTTTTGCCTGAAATGCTTCGATAAGCACCGTGAGGTTCTTTATCCTCACGTAACATCAACTTAAGGACGTTGATGAGTAGACTATATCATCACCCACAGCAAGAATTATCTTCTGTTTGGGTGTTCCGCGCTCGTGTCACCTTATCGGCTTCTACAACAAATTTGTTGCGGTCAGCCTCGCTCCACTTTGACTTACCTCGATTAGTTCGAGTGTCGTAGCGAAGGTCGAACTTGTAGCTCATGGCTTTACATCCGTATGGTTTTAAAGCCTCTACGAACAAACGAGCTTGAGTGCCGTTACCACGAAGATTCCATTTATTTGGACCCTTCGTTTTCATCGGCTCCCTCGGAGTTAATGAGGCTCCGGTTAAGCTCTCGATCCAATCGGACACAAATAAAGCTGTGTCATAAGGAACGTATAAAGCCAGCTCTACAATACGCTCCCGTACATAAGGTTCTCCTGTTTGCGTGGATTGACCACGTTTGCGAAGATGGAGGTTTCCGTCGTCCATATAAAGAACGGTTAATCCCTCTAAGCCGATATCCCGTAAAAAAGAAGGTGTGAGCACCTTTATTCCTTGTGGATACAGCTCCTTATATAAAGGAAGCAGTAGCTCTTGTTGATTAGACCACCACTGACAACCAGGAAAACTTCCTGATTGGCTTGTGCAGACTCTATCCTTAATTGGCTGTTTTATTCCAAAAATTCTGTTTAAGCGTCCCACTTTCCAGCGGAGATACTCAAACTGTTTTTTGGAATGCGTGAGCACGAGATTCGGATAAGTAACTTGATGCCTTAGACATCCGTCACCTATACAAACACTTTTAAGGAACGAGCGGTCGCTTCGAGAGAGCATTCGAGCAGTGTTAGTCGTTGAACCTTCCAACCATTTCGGATTGGCTTGGCTGCTGATTGGCCTCCCTTACGGGTCCGGCTTTCCAGCAATTCACGGAATTGTTCGACCGAGCTTTCACTCGGAAGTTCCCAGACCTTAGCAGGTCAAGAAGTCATGAACAACCACAGGTTCCGCAGCCATCTCAACGATGTATGCGGGGTGAGGACGGTAAAGTTCTGCACCAAGAATCTTCGGAAAATCGTTATCGATAAACATCGATAATCCTGAAGAAACTACATATAAATCTTAGCCCTTAACGTAGTCAGTCAACTACCTGCTGTCGCATTTATAGCGTTAAATGCTTTTCTGGTTTGAACTATTAACACCAGGACTAAATGTGCGCACAAGATTTCGCACACCTTCCCCTAGCACACCATAAACTGAGCCGTAATTAGGAACGTAACGAGTGGACCTACCTCGGTACATATTTCTAATTACAGTACTCATTTGACCAGGCAGGTCAGATCGTACAGCTTCTGAAAAAGTTTGGCAGTACACAGGTTGATGGTATTCCCAAGCAGCTCGGGAGCCAGAAGTATCGTTTGTAGGGTTAGTAAGCATTGGAAACTTAACCCTTTGATAAGAGTTAGGTCCACCAGTGCTTCCTTCTGCAGCGGTATTATTTGCCGGTGTCTGGAACGGATCGTAACGTTGGTTGTCAGGAACAGCAGCACCAAACCATGTATATGTTCCAATATCTCGTAAACCAGGTTGAGGACCAAATGCAGTTTGAACTGTGGCATTAGCCACGCTGTAAAGCGCCTGTCCGCGATATCCGGTATAGGCATCTAAGACACCCGATCCGTGCGGAAGAACATTTTGGTAGTTAGTCCAGTATCCAGAAACAGCAGGAGGAACAGCTCGCCACTCAGTAGTTAAAAAACCACTGATATTGGGAGGTCCTTTTGGGATAGTTCCAAAGTCTGCACCCTGATCATTAACCCCGTACCAAGATTGCTGAGCAAGCCCAGAAGGAACATAAGCGCTAGATACGAGTGTGTAGGTATTTGTAAGATTTAAATCGTCAGCCGTATGTTGTGGACCTGATTGAATTGGGTGATATAAATTTTTGTCGTATTTCCAATTGGTTTGAGATGAGTACATAAAATTGTGCCGTTTATTAACCGTATTCTAAAGCGGTGGTTTAAAATTAAAAAAGATAACTAACTGATCAATGACCGCTTCAGAGACCAAACTCGTAGCGGTTTTGCTTGCTGATCCAGAGAAAACTATAGCCGCAATCTCAGGCGCAGTAACAGATACTATTTTGCACCCCAAGGGAATCAAAAAAATTATTCCTTATTTGATAAAAGCAGTGTTTGCAGGATATTTGTTATCCAAATTTGTAAGTCCAGCTGTAGCCGAACGCTTAGACCTTACGCCAAAAGAAGCTTTAGCAGTTTCTTTTATTTTTGGTTACGCAGGTGTAAGGATGTTAACGATGACTGAAGAATTAGCCATGAAAGAAATAGAAAAAAGGTTTAATCCTTCTACTTCAACCCAGGCTCAGTTAATTACCACAGATTCGTCAAAAGCCTCAGTAGAAGATTCCTGAGTATTTGTTTGTTGCACCTCAGGAGTTGTTGTAGGCGTAACAATTTCTTCTTTTTCGACGGCAACTTTACGCCGAGCATCCCCTAAAGCACGCATGATAAATATGCTGGTGCTATAAGTCTACCAATAAAAAACCCCCTGGTTAGAGGGGGTCGAAGCCTTACGGTTGTAAGGAATCCAATAAAGAGCTTATAGAGCTCAAGCGCCTTCCATAAACAGGAGCTTGCTACGCAGAGCCTCGGGTTGCATTTGGCTCAGGTAACGCCAGGCATTCTCAGGAGAGCGATTCATCACTTCAGAGAAAGCTTCCCACTGTTGCTGAGGTTGAGCACC